AGTTATTGCCAACTTAGCTATTTATGCCTGCTTTTCCGAGCAGGCTTTTTTTTCATTTATTAATCATCCATTGACCAGATGAATGTTTCTTGTTTTAGTTATGAATGTGGTGAATCCCATCTAAGCGATGGGGCGTCTGGTTAACTGCTATGTGCAGGTATGCGCGCGACTTTGACGACCAGAGATAAGTCACCGGGAGGCACCCGGCGCCACACTTTTTTTATAGTTTTGTCCCATTGGAAGGGTATTGAGTGTTCAAGTTTAATTCATCTTTACTTGCGATTTTTCTGCTGTCAGGTTGTAGTTCTGATCTGGTTTTAAGCCCACCTAAACAACCTGATTACAAACCAATGCCTGACATCACCCAGTCTGTTACGCCGACGCAACAGCGTGCGATCATGGCTGGAGAGAGGCCTGATTGGTCAGAAAGAACACAGGTAAGCGCTGCGAAGCGATACTAATAAACGCTTATCTAAAAAGGCTGCCTTCGGGCGGCCTTTTTTATTTCCCCTCAATTTTACTGAGAGGATTCACAGCAATGAGGGGGACCGATGTCCGATCCGATTTCCGGCACGGGGTTTGCCGGTGTAGCTTTGACCGGGGCCAGTGTTTACGGGCTTCTAACTGGAACTGATTACGGTGTTGTTTTTGGTTCATTTGCAGGCGCCGTATTCTACATCGCGACAGCCGCTGACCTGAGTGTGTTGCGCCGGCTGGCCTACTTCGTCGTGTCCTATATCGTCGGTATTCTTGGCTCTGGTCTGGTTGGTTCTAAACTCGCATCCTGGACGGAATATAGCGATAAACCGCTGGATGCCATCGGCGCCGTGATTGTCTCTGCGCTGGCCGTTCAAATCCTCACGTTCCTGAACAAACAGGACATCGGCTCGCTGATGGCGCTGATAACGCGCCGGGGAGGTTCAGGTGGTACTAAATGACCCATCAGCAACTATCAACGCGCTGCTCTGCGCCGGGGTGGTGATAACCCTGATGTTCTATCGCCGTGGTGATTCTCGGCATCGGCCATGGATATCGCGTTTAGCCTGGCTGATTACTGTCACGTACAGCGCTGTGCCGCTGGCGTACCTGTGTGGGATTTACCCACATTCATCATGGGCCACCATTTCGGCAAACATCATATTCCTTACCGTGCTGGTGACCGTAAAAGGCAACGTTGCACGTCTGGTTGATCATCTGAGGCACTAATGAATCAAACTCAATTTCAGAAGGCGGCTGGTATCTGCGCCGGGTTAGCTGCGCGCTGGTTTCCGCATATCGACGCCGCCATGAAGGAGTACGGCATAACAGCACCGCTTGATCAGGCCATGTTTATTGCCCAGATGGGGCATGAAAGCTCCAGATTTACCCGGCTGGTAGAGAGCCTGAATTACGCGGTTGAAAACCTGGTACCGACGTTCGGCAGCCACCGCATCACATCTCAGCAAGCCGCTGCACTTGGCAGAACGACAACGCAACCGGCAAACCAGGAAGCGATCGCTAATCTGGTATACGGTGGTGAGTGGGGAAAAGAACACCTGGGCAATCAGGTTGCCGGTGATGGATGGAAATATCGCGGTCGCGGGCTGAAACAGGTTACTGGTCTGAGTAACTATCGCAGTTGTGGCCAGGAGTTGAAACTGGACCTTGTAACCCACCCGGAACTGCTTGAAGAGGATGAATACGCCGCGCGCTCAGCCGCATGGTTCTATGCCTCCCGCGGTTGCCTTCTTCATTCCGGCGACGTTGAGCGCGTGACACTATTAATCAATGGCGGCCGCAACGGGCTGGAAAAACGCCGTGCGTTGTTTTACCTGGCGAAATCAGTTCTGGTATGAGGTGAGTGTGGGTATCGAGACAATAATCGGGCTGGCCGCACTGGTCATTTCCGCTATCGCCGGCGCTTTTGGCCTGGGCCATATTCGCGGCACCAGCAAAGCAGAAGCCAAAGCCGACCAGCAGCGAACCGAAGATAACGCAGCGGCAATGGTCGCAGCAGCCGAACGCAGGGTAGAAACAACGAAAGAGGCCAGCAATGTACAGCAGACTGTTAATCATATGCCTAGCGACGATGTTGATCGCGAGCTGCGTAACGAATGGAAGCGTCCCGGTGGTGGTTGATACCGGTTGTGATTGGGTGAAGCCAATCTTCCTGACGGATCAAGACATCGACGTTCTGAACCGCCAGACGAAGAAAGACATACTGGCGCATAACAAAGCATGGAAAGCAAATTGCGGTAAAAATTGAGCCTCATCCCTGAGGTTCGGACACAGTCTCTCCTCTGGACTTTAACCGTAGCAAATATTGAGGACTCCATAATACGAATGGACAATTCTTTGGGGGGAGATAATTAAATGGCAGAGAAAAGCTTGAACAAATCAGGGTGGCTCATCCTTGAGCACACGGGTAGTCCTGAACGACGACTTTACCTGACATAGCAAAGTCTGTGTAAGAGTCTAGAAAACAATGAGTATTTATCAAGGCGGGGAAGGAAAAAAAGTCCCTTCCGAAATGAAATCCTGCAATTCGGAAGGTAGACCAAATGGCCATCATTACAAGGAGCCTTGGACTTTAAAGCAAAGCGTCAGATAAGTATCGGGCATAAGAAGAAATGTTTTAGTGCGTGATTTTTAATGTGGGATTAATAACTTGCGTGATAGTTTTGTCGCGATTTTAATAATTTAGTCATAGATTGCATAAAACTAAAATTTTGTACTAGATTCGTATTACACAGGTGAATCGATACTTTTGCTATTTGGCTGAATCCCCCTCTGCGGCGGGGCAAGCAGTCGCTGTTGCACGTAACGTTTGCGGATTTGTAGACTGTGGCAAATTCACCGGGAGGCACCCGGCATCTGAATGCAGAACTAAAGGAATAGATTAAACGTCGAGCTGAGTGTGAAGTGCTATTTTATTACTGCTAGACCCAGCCAGTTCTGTCCGAGCTGGCTTTTTTTTCAAAAAAAAGCCCTCTCAGGGAGGGCTACAGGAGTCTCAGTTTCGTTGCTCTTTTTATTGATGTTCTCCGGAGTTGGCATTCTCCGCATCAGAGTCCTTAATAGCCTGGCAAACAGTCAGTATTCAACAAGCACAAGCGGTAAAGATTAGGATAATCCTTAGGTAATCATTTGGGATAGGAAGTAATTTCGAATAGTCTGGCTAACTATAGGGCTGACATAGCAGCTGCTAAAGTATAGAGTTGAGATGTCTTTATGGAATGAGGATTAACATGAAAGGTAAAATGATTATCGCTGTTATGGCTTTTGTTTCTTTCGGTGCTCTTGCCGACGAGGGGCAGTATCTTTCTGACTTCGCTAGTGCAAAAAGCACCTCTAAGAGCTACTCCGAGCTAATCAGCAAAAACAAGCTACCCGCATGGGTAAAGAGTGGCGGCACGAGCACACCATCAACCGAAGTTACAGTTGCAGGGAAAAAGTATATTGCTCTGTCTGGATGTAAACCTCATAGCTGTCCTGAACAAAATATCGCTGTTCTTTACTCACCTGATAATCGTGAAATCCATGGCGTTTTTTCTGATTTTAATGCAGAAAAAAATCGTGAGACATTGACCTGGCTAAACCTGGATCCGATTGATTCTGGTGCTTTGAAAAATGCGCTTTTCAATCGCCTTTACGGTAATTGATACTCTCTAGCTTCAAACTGCATGTTAGCAGTTTGAAGCTAACAAACACTTAGCTCTTGACAATGAGCTTGCTGAAAAACGCTCTCACATCGCACTATCACTCCGTTTCACTTTGGCTATGAATGTCTCTGTAATGGAGAGGCCTTCTGCGAGTTCGGCATCTATTACTGATACGCCAAAATCCTTTATTAAATCAAGAAGTAATTCGTAGGTTTGGATGAGTTCAAGAATTTTGTATATGGCTTTTTGGTCGTGCCTGTTTGGCAACTGAGTAGCAGCAGATGATTGATGTACAATCCATTCGAGATTGGTTTTGATTCTCTCTACGTCATCGTAGCTATACATATGTCATGAGCTTAAATCCTCATTTCAAGATTTTTTTGAGAAAAATACTTCATTGCTTCAAATAATGAAGCTATGAGTGACGTTTAAAATTCATTCAATTTAGAGGTGACAATGGCTAAGCCGGACTGGGGCGAGCTGCAGAAGCGGTTCCTGTCTGATCACGCTGCTACTGGCATATCCCCTAAGGAATGGTGCGAGGCACATAACCTTAATTATGTAACTGCTCGCCGCTATATCAAGAAAGCTACTGCGCAAAATACAAAAATTTACGCGCGAAAGATAGCGCGCACTGCGCAGAAAGATAAAAGCGCAGATGAGCTGGTGGATATAAAGCTCAGTTCGAAGGTAAAGCGCTTCATTGCTGAATATCTGAAGGACAATAACGCCACAGCCGCCGCTGCACGTGCTGGTTATAGTGACCCAAACTACGGTCGTCAGCTTATAGCGAATCCTAACGTTGCGCAGGCTATTGCGCAGCAACAAAAAGCCTCCATTGCGCGCACGCTTGGCAGTGCCGATGAAGTCCTCGCGCAGATGTGGCAGCTTGCCACCTTCGATGCTAACCAACTCTCTCAGTATCGTCGTGGCGCGTGTCGTTACTGCTGGGGCTTCGGTCACCAGTATCCGGTGGACGCGTGACGCAGAACTCAACGATGAAGGATGTAAGCATCAGTGAGCGTGAAAGTACGTACACGTTCCCCGGAAGTCTCTGGCAGATATTTCCGTCAGGCCAGCGTAGTGGGGTGGGGCTGCTAATCAGCAACAGCACTGACTTCACCTCAATAACCAATGCCACGCATTCAGGGCAGTGTATCTGGAAGGGGACCGTCAATGTCCCCACAGGCGGCTGGGCAGCTCCCACGATAGCGGGGTACGACAAGTCCAAATATATTGTCTTTGGGCGCTGCAATAGCGGTAACACCGTCGATTTCGATGGCAACACGGTCAGGTTCTTCAGCCCTCCATCCACCA